CGCAACCTCGTCTGGGCCTACGACAAGTGGCTGGTGGGCGACCCACAGTCCAGCACCATCGGCTACCTGGTGGACGACATTGGTAGCCACTGGGGGCAGAAGGTACGCTGGGAGTTCGGCACCATCATTGCCTACAACGAGGGCAAGGGCGCACTGTTCCAAAAGATCGAGCTGGTGAGCCTGACCGGACGAGTGGCGCTGGGCACCAACCCGCAGATCAGCACCAGCTACTCGCTGGACGGCCTGTCCTACAGCCAGGACCGCTACATCTACGTGGGCACCATCGGCAACACCTCCAAGCGCCTGGCATGGTTCCAGCAGGGCCACATGCGCAACTGGCGCATCCAGCGTTTCCGTGGCGACAGCGATTCACACATTGCATTTGCACGCCTTGAGATGCAGATCGAAGGGTTGCTGTACTGATGGCCACCGTACCCGTCTCCCGCAGGCTAAACCTGACCCGCGACCAGCTCGCGCAGTTCTTGACCGACCAGCAGCAGATCAGGCAGTTCGAGCTGTTGTTCGCAACGGTCGACGCCATTGCGCCTGATGTGGTGCTGGAGATCAATATCTCGGCAGGCACGGCCCAGGCCACTGCCGTGCAGGCGCTGGGCATGATTGCTGCACTGGCGCAGGAGGCCGCTGTCAGTTCTGCCGTGATCGATGGTAAGGCCACGCTGGCGCTGGACCAGATCGCCTCGCTGGCCCAAAATGCTGCAGTCAGCATTGCGTCAACGGAGAACAAGGTCAACCAGGTGATGGCACTGCTTGGAAGCCTGACGGCTGCCGTCGAAGGGCTGCAGATGACACCGCCAGCCAGAGAGTTCAAGCGCGCGCGGTACGGCTCGTTCTATGACACCACCACGCAGACGGCCACGGTCATCAACACGGCCACGGCGATCACATTCAACAGCACCGACCTGAGCAATGGCGTATTCATTGGCTCGACTACCTCGCGCATCATTGTGGACAGCGAGGGCATCTACAACTTTGACACCTCATTCCAACTGGATAAAACCGCAGGCGGCACAGGAATATTTGATTTTTGGTTTCGGCTAAATGGTGTTGATGTAACAGACAGCGCCAGCAGAATCAGGATTCAGGGCAATAACGCTGAAATTTTCTCGTCGCTGAATTACTTTTTTGACCTCAAGGCCAACGACTATGTCGAGATGATGTTCTCGGTCAACGACCTCAGCGTCGAGATTGCCGCCTTTCCTGCGGCTGCACCAGTGCCAGGCATCCCGTCCATAATTCTCACAGTCAACAACAACATCGGAGGTGTTCAATGACCGTTATCGTCAAAACCCTGGTGGCACCCAAACAGATGGAAGCCAGCCAGACAACCCAGTACACGGCCACGGCCGTTAAGGCTCTGATCGACAAGGCCACCGTCACCAACACCGACACGGTGAACCGCACGTTCAGCGTCAACCTGGTGCAGTCTGGCGGCAGCGCAGGCAATTCCAACCTGATCATCGACGACCGCACAGTGGTGCCAGGCGAGACCTACCTGTGCCCCGAGCTGGTCGGCCAGGAGCTGGATGCCGGTGCATTCATCAGCACGATCGCCAGCAATGCCACAGCACTGACGCTGCGCGTTTCTGGCCGCGAGATTACATAAGGAGCACCGTATGGACAAATTTATGATGATGCCCAAGGGCTTTATGGGCCTGCCGATGGATGATGAATTCATCACCAACGCAGAGAACAAAAAGAACTATGCCGTTGCGGTCTCTGATTGGAACTATGGCCCTGAAATGCCCACCAACGAGCCAGGCGCAAACAAACCGTTTTATGTGGGGCTGGCCGAGGCGATGCAGTGCGACGAGAAGGATGCACGGCGCAAGCACTGCTCAAACTGTGGTTATTACGACAACAGCTTTATGACTCAAGTCAGGATTGAGCGCATCCCGCTTGCCACCTACGACAAGGGCGCAGGCTTCCGTGGGCACTGTGAAAAGCTCAACTTCATCTGCAATGATATGCGCGTCTGCCAGGCCTGGGAAGACCAGGAAGAAGACGAGGATTGACCAAATGTCAAATTGTGAGAAAATGCAAGGGCTGAGCTTATCGAGCCGCCAGCAGCTCATCCGACCATTGAAGGGTTGCGCATGACTGGTATCGATTGGCTGAAACTGAACCTGCAAAAGGGTTTAGCGCTTCCAGCGCCAGCTATCGAGTGGCTGCTCATGCTCTACGGAGCGATTCAGGTCTTTGATGACGTGGCCGACGGTGATGCCGTCGAGCGTGATGACCTGAATGCTACGATCTGGAACACGCTGGTCGGCATGAGCCAAAACACATTTTGGATTGCAAACTCGCAAACCCTGACGCCTATCGTGGCGTCGATGATTTTAAAGTGGCAAGCATCTGACCAGGCCGAGCGCAGTGGCAAAGCAGATGCGCGCTCGTTTGTCTGGCGCGCAGGCTACTATGACGTGGTGCTGATGACGGTGGCGCTGTGCCACGGCACTCAGCGCGCCACTGAAACGGCGCAACAAGTCATGGAGCTGTATGGCGAGACGCTTGAAGATTACATGAAGGAGTTCGGCAATGCCTGATCCAATAACAGCCCTAGTCATCGGGGGCACGCAAGTTGTCGGCGGCATCATGCAAAGCAATGCAGCCAGCAAAGCCTCTGGTGCACAAACTCAGGCCGCTGAGCTTGGAATCGAAGAGCAGCGTCGCCAGTTCGAGGCAATTCAGGAGATCCTCAAACCCTACGTTACCGCAGGCACCACCGCCATCGGTGGCCTGCAGCCTTACGCTGCAGCCGGAGCGCCTGCACTGCAGCAACAGCAGGCCATTGCCGGGTTGCTTGGTCCAAAGGCTCAGCAAGCAGCCATTGCAGCCATTGAGGGCGGCGCAGGCTTCCAGGCCCAAGTTCAGCAGGGCGAGGAAGCGCTGCTACAGCGTGCATCGGCCACTGGTGGCCTGCGTGGCGGCAACATCCAAGCCGCACTGGCGCAGTTCAGGCCGCAAATGCTGCAGCAGGAAATCGCAACCCAGTACGGTCGCCTTGGCGGCCTGACATCACTGGGACAAACTACCACGCAGAACTTGGCACAACTTGGCCAGTCATCGGCGGCAGGCGTTGGTACGGCTGGCCTGAGAACTGGTGCAGACATTGCAGGATTGATGGGACAGCAAGGAGCTGCACGCGCTGGCTCAGAGCTGGCGCAAGGCCAAGCCTTTGCCAACGTCCTGAACCTGCCTGCTCAGTTCTTGGGCGCTCAGTACGGCGCCAACGTAGGCAAAACTGGCGCAGCAATGACGCCAGGGTTTGGCAACATCTTTAGCGACATCCGTCTGAAAAAGAACATCCAACGCATCGGCACTCGGCCAGATGGCCTGGGCGTCTACGAGTTTGAATACACCTGGGGCGGCGGTCGTCAGATCGGTTTGATGGCGCAAGAGGTGCTTGGCATCTATCCTGACGCTGTGGGCCAGTCCGGTGGATACCTCACCGTGGACTACAGCAAGGTTTAAGGAGCCACAAATGGTCCAACCAATCAACTACTCACTCAACGTCCAGAGTCCTTTTGAGGCTGCCTTGGGAGGCTTCAAGATCGGCGCATCGATTGCCGACATCACTGCTCAGCGTCAACTGCAGGAGCAGGAGCTGGTGCGCAAGCAGAGCTTGCAAACGCAAGTGAATGCGCTGATTCAAAACCCCAACCCGACTGCGCGAGACTTCACCAACGTGGCCATGCTGCTGCCTGAAAAAGAAGCAGCCAGCATGCGCGCCAACTTTGAAACGCTGTCCAAAGATCAGCAGCAAAACCAGTTGCGCTTTGGTGGCCAAGTCATCTCAGCATTCAGCGCCAACCAGCCCCAGATCGGCATCCAGCTTTTGAAGGACCGTGCCTTGGCCGAGCGCAACTCAGGCCGAGAGAGCGAAGCCAAAGCCTACGAGGTTGCAGCGCAGCTTGCAGAAAATGACCCAACCTCAGCATTAAAAATTGCTGGCATCAACATGGCTGGATTGCCTGGTGGTGACAAGGTGCTGGAGGCCTCAATCAAGGCACTGAAGGCACCAGCCGAAATTCGATTGGGTGAAGTTGGCACAATCAAGGAAGAGCTGGTCACGGCCAACACGCCGACCCGCCTGGCGCTGGAGAACACGAACACAGCGGCCAACATCCGCAGCCTGGACAGCCAGATTGCAGATCGCTCCAGCAGGCTGGTGCTTGATAGAGATCGCCTAAAACTGGACCGAGACAAGTTGCAGTCTGACGTTGAAGCCAAGTTATTTGAGCTGAACCAAAAGGGCACCACGCTCGATGCCAACGCAGCCAAGATCGTCAACGATGCAGCAGTGGCTGCCGTCGGCTCCGAGCAGGCCGCAGGCCGCATGCTCGATCTGGCCAGCCGCATGGAGTCGGCTGGTGGCGGCACGGGCTTAGGAACATCGTTCTCTGAGAAGGTGAAAAACCTCACCGGCAACCAGGACGGATTCTCGCAACTGCGCAATGAGTACACCCGGCTGCGCAACACGCAGGCCATCAAGTCGTTGCCACCAGGCGTGGCCACAGACAAGGACATCGAGCTGGCGCTCAAGGGCTTGCCACCAGAAACGGCTGACGCAGCCGTGCTCGCATCATTCCTGCGCGGCATGGCCAAAATGTCGCAATATGATGCGGTGGCCGAAAGCGCTAAGTCTGAGTGGGTGAACTCAAACGGCACCCTTGGCCGTGCCAACAAAGACATCGACATCGGCGGCATCCAAGTGCCCAAAGGCACTACTTACGTGGACTTTGCACGCCAGTTCATGGACCAGCGCGCACAAGACTTGGCCGCAGATCAATCTGGCCGTGCAGTGTCTGGCCGTGGTTACATGCGGTTTGCCAACCCTGAGACAGGCGCTGTGCCTGGCGCTCAAGCTGCACCTGCACCTGCAGCACCAGCTCCTGCACCTGCAGCTCCTGCACCTGCAGCTCCTGCACCTGCACCTGTAGCTGCACCAGCTCCAGCTCTTGCGCCTGTAGCAGCACCAGCTCCCGCACCAGCTCCTATTGCTGCGCCTGTTTCAGATAATGTTCCCCAATTTATACAAAACGTTCCGCTTCCGCCTCCTCCTGTTGCGCGCGCTGCTGCGCCAATGGCCGCCACAGCCGCACCGGCTCCTGCAGCAGTGCCAACGCAATTACAAGCAGCTCCTGCTGATATTGCTAGGAAAACGCAACAGCTTGAAACTGTGATTAAAAGGCTTTTGAATGACCGTTTGGTACAAAAAAACGCCAGCATGAAAACAGAACTTGAAACTGGCGTTGGTGAAATTTCGCAAGAACTTCGAAATCTGGGACTTACTCAAGACCAAATTGATGCCATCATCATGCGTGCAAGCAAAGATCGCACTACGTTCAAAAAATAAAACATGGCAACGCAACAAACCCCTACCAGCTACAAAGACCCGTTTTGGTCTGACCTGGCCGCTGGCACCGAGCAAAAGCTCGGGCTGCCGGAGGGCTTGCTGGTCTCGGTGCTCACGCGAGGCGAGCGCAGCAATGCCGACCAGGTGTCTGAGGCAGGCGCAAAAACCCCGTTCCAGATCATCCCGGCCACCCGCCAGGCGGTGCTCAAGAAGTATGGCGTGGACGCCTACCTCAGCCCAGAGAACTCAGCCGAGGCTGCAGGCCTGCTGCTCAAGGAGTCGCTGGACCGCAACAAGGGCGACATCAAGTTGGCGGCTGCCGAGTACCACGGCGGCACCAACCCGGCCAACTGGGGACCACGCACCAGGGCTTACATCGATCGCGTCTCGCAAGGCGTGCGATCCCTCAGCCCACAGGCTGCCACTGCGCAGGCACCAAGTATTGCGGAGGGCGGTACGACCAGCACATTTCAGCGTGCTCTTGGTGCCAGCAGCATGGCTGCTGTACCGCCGGATGCGATTGCGAGGGTCTTCCAAGCCTACAGCACCGGACAAATGACGCCTGCAGAGTCGGCAGAGTTTGAGGCCGACGTTCGCGGCGGCACCCTTATGCTGCCCCGTGGCGCGGCCTTGCTTGGCGAGAAGCCCCAAGGCGCCAGGCCAACCATGCCAGAGCTGCCTGCGGCTGTGCTGGAGGCCTACAGCACCGGACGCATGACACGCGACGAAATGATGGAGCTGGAGCGCGACGTCTCCAATGGCATGGCCAAGGTGCCCACCGGCTTTGCGATTAAGAAGACCGAGCCGATGGGCATCGTGGGCGGCATCCGTGAAGCCATCACTGGCACCGAGCGTGCCACGCCAACCACGCAAGCACTGCCGGACTATGCGGCCATGCCTGAACTCAACACCTTCAGCATGGCCAGCTTCAAGTCTGCCCTGGGCACGATGATCACCAGCCCCGAAGAGACGGTCCAGATCATCAAGTCCAACTATCCCGGCGTGCAAGTCACCCAGGACGAGAAGGGCAACTATGTGATGCAGTCGTCCATTGACGGCCAGTTTTATGCTATCAAGCCTGGCGCTCAAGTCAGCGACATTCCACGCGCTGTCGGCGCAGTGGCTGCCTTCACGCCTGCTGGCCGTGCTGTGACGCTGCCTGGTATGGCTGCTGCTGCTGGTGGCACCCAGGCTGTAATCGAGGCCACCCAGGCCGCCACTGGTGGCAAAT